GATAATCCTCGAGGATATCTTGCTGAACACATCCTCAAAGGCGACGACGGCGACGGCGTACCTAATGCCCTATCTGACGATGATACCTTTATGGTCGAAGGTAAGCGTCAAAATATCCTATCCAAGAAAAAGAAAGAAGCGCTCCTAGCCGATCCTAAGGCTTTAGGAGAACAGGTCTATCGCAATTACCAACGCAATAGGCAAATGATTGATCTAATTAATCCTTCTACCCCCGATCGTATCCGCAAAGAAATTATAAATAGCTTCGAGAGCCAAGATGAAGGAGATAAAAAGGGAAAGGTATTCCCGTATCTCATTAAAAATAATTGCCGGCTCTTGCTAGAGAATGTAAAGGAGTTCATTGATTAAGATGAAATATGTATTTGAAGTGCTGGAAGATGTAGTAAAAGCGAAGACCCGACAGGATAAGATTCAGATTCTGAAAAAGAATGAATCCTGGGCATTAAAAGATATCCTAAAGGGAACGCTTGATCCTAAGATTGAATGGGATCTTCCGGCGGGCACTCCGCCTTATACCGCATCCGACCCTCACAATGCCCCCTCGAATCTTCTCAAACGAAATAAGCAATTTAAGTACTTTGTTAAGGGGGGTCCAGCGCGTGATCTACCCAAATACAAACGTGAATCGATATTCATCGGTCTTTTGGAAGCAATTCATCCAAAGGATGCTGAATTGGTAGTGTCTATGATTAATAAGCAGAAGCCCGGTAAAGGTATTACCGCTAAACTTGTTAACGAGGCATTTCCTAACCTAGTGAGTTCTTGATTATGGAGTAAACCGAAACTAAAAAGGAGAATGCACATGGTAGCAGCTCAAATCGAAAGACTGGAATCCGACCTTAGAGAAATTAGGGACTTTGAAAAGGAACTTAAATCTGAAGGCAATTCTAATCTATCAGCAAAGGTCTCTTCGAAGAGGCAATACCTACAGCAATATCTGGAAGAAGTTACAGCATAGGGGTTTACATGTTTTTGCCATTATGGTAAAATAATAAGGGTAGGGGAAGAGATTCTCCTACCCTTTTATGTGGGAAATTATATTGGCTGGAAAGAAAAAGAGGGCAACCGCCCAGGAGCAAGAAACCTTATTCGAAGTAGTAGAACTAAAGGTTCTCGAGGAAATAGCATATGGTGACACTAAAAAAAGATTAGTGTCCTCCCCTTCCGGGAAATCATCATATATACAATTATGGTCAAGTCTGTCGAAGGAATGGAGAACCACCTCTCGGCACAATATAGAAGAAAACTGGTTAAAATGGAAAAAACATGCCGCAATATACCATGAAGAACAAAGAGACCGGGGAGACCCAAAACATGATTCTCAAAATAAGCGAAAGAGAAGAGTGGCTAAAAAACAACCCGGGATGGATGCAAATCATAACAACCGCTCCAAGAATAGTAAGCGGACAAGGAAGTCTCCTGTCAAAAACAAGTGATGGATGGAAAGAAGTATTAGGCCGGGTGAAATCCGGGGCATCTAAAGAACATACAATTAAAGATTGATATACCTCGGATGAAAAAAAGTAATGCGGCGCACATTGTGCCCTGGGAAATTGATGAATTTACGCCAGTTACGGAGAACCAGGAGTTAGCTGTCAAAGGCTGGGAGAATGGTCATAACCTGGCTTTAGTTGGGAGTGCCGGTACGGGTAAAACCTATATGGCCTTAAATCTTGCGCTCAAAGAGCTTTTCGACAATCTCGATGTCTATAGAAGCATAATGATAGTTAGATCTGTTGTTCCGACTCGTGATGCAGGACACCTCCCCGGAACCAAGGAAGAAAAAGAAGAACCATATCAATTACCATATCAGAATCTTTGCGATGAGATCTTTGGCTATAGAGGCGCATATAATAAACTAATATCCGCTAATAAGGTTAGATTCGAAACTACTTCTTATATCCGCGGCGCTACATTTGATCAGACTATCATCATCGTTGATGAGATGCAGAATATGAATTTCCATGAATTGGATTCGATTATTACTCGTATCGGGAATGATTGTAAGATCATATTCTGTGGCGATCATAAGCAGTCTGATTTTAAATATGATGATGAAAAGGAGGGGATTATGAAATTCCTTTCGATCATCGAAACTATGAGATCTTTCCGGTTAGTTGAATTCGGATGGATAGATATTGTTCGTTCAGATTTTGTAAGAGATTATATCATGACGAAGGAAATGTTAGATCTATAGGAGAGGGTAGATGGTTATAATCTATGGAGCGGAATGGTGTTCCTTTTGTAAAAAAGCAAAAGAGCTTTGTCAAGACTATGGAATAGGGTATGAATGGCGAAATGTGGATGACCCGGAATATAAAGAAGAGCTTAAGCTTAAACTTCCAGATGTTAAAACGATACCTCAAATATATTGGCATCATCGATACATCGGTGGATATCAGGAATTAGCAACTACAATTGAAGAAGATAATATAGGTAATTACGGTCAAGGAACTTTCTAATGACAAAATTCACTAGGTTCGATGTACGCAATAAGAAAAAGGGTAGACAGAAGAAAAAATCCCTAGAACGAGATAAGCGAATGGCTCCCGTTCCAGCGGCGAAGACCCGAGAGGAGAAACATTATAACCCGGCGTCCCAAATGAATACTGAAAGGGTGTTGCAAGATGAAACGTAAGGACTATTTAAAAAATTCGAAAAAAATATAAAAAGGGGGTTTACAAATGAGTCGAAAAGGCTTATATTAGTAGTGTAACCAAAAGAGATAAAGGAATCGATCATGCAGACCTCTACTGATTTCACGCCAAATCTTACTAAACTGGAACGCGAATATATGGACCTGATCGCATACTGCGAGATGAACACTTCTAACGGTTCGCGTCCTGAAAGTTACATCGAGGTTAACACCTATAATTGGGCCGATGAACGGGCAGCAGAACTGGGTATCAGTGAAAAAGCCCTTGGTGGTGTTATGGCTTCGCTGGCTCAGAAAGGTTTGATCGATTCGTACCCTGCTGGTCGCGACGATCCTGACGGGGGCGTCTGGTTTACCGAAGAGGGCTTCAAAGTCTGGGAGGTTGGTAATGAGTAAAAAAACATGTGACGCTTTCTTTTGCACTAAACGAATTCCTGCCAAATATAGATACTGTTATGATTGTGCCAAGGCACGAGGCCATATAGGCGATAATGGAATAGGCATTTTTGGCTGGATTTCCATACTTGTAATTTTATGGGCAGTGTTTGGATGAATTGATGGAGATATATAATGTGTGATTATAATAAAGTAATCCTAACCGATTGCGATGGTGTACTACTAAATTGGGAATATGCCTTTAACACCTGGATGGCTCGGCATGGGTATTCTGCTGATGGTGAAGCCGGATTGATTTACGATATGTCCGAACGGTATAAGATGCCGAAATCCGAAATGTCTCGGCTGATTAAACACTTTAATGAATCTTCGGCTATTGGATTCCTCCCGCCTCTTCGGGATGCTATGTACTACATTGATCTACTCCACCGGAAATTCGGCTATGTCTTTCATATGATTACCTCACTATCCCTAGAGCCATCCGCTCAGACTCTGCGGATACAAAACACAAAGAAACTATTTGGTGAGACTGCTTTCGAGAAGTTCATCTTCTGTGATACTGGCGCCGATAAAGACGAAGCGCTTCAGCCTTATCAAGATAGTGGATATTTTTGGGTTGAAGATAAAGTCGAAAACTGCGACCTAGGTAGTGAAATGGGTCTTAATTCTATTCTAATGGAGCATGGGCATAATATGGATAATACCGATCACCAATTGGTTAAGAACTGGAAGGAGATCTACGAATTAGTTTCTTCGAATTATTAAACCTTAGAAGTCAATGGGAAGAATACGCTCGTAATTTTGTGGGGGTAGATCGATCCGGTACAATTGAATCACTAAGGTACTTTGTCGCGGACGGACCACGAAAGAACCGGTTCCGCCCAAAATTTAATGAAGCAATGGATATTGCTAAAAGTATTCTGGATGAGACCAAATGAAACGACTGATCTATCAGGTATCCGTAGGAGCTCCTTCGAAGCTGTATCAGCATTGTACGGCGTCAGTAGAAGAATACTGTAAAAAGTACGGTATTGACTATATTAAACAGACCACGCCGAGTCTATGTATTCGACCTGACCCTTTCACTTCGAATCGATCTGCGGAATGTCAGGCCAGAGCTCTACCCCTTCCAATTTACGAGAAAGAGAATGCCCTTGCGTACTTCCCGGAGTACGATCAAATTGCCATTATTGATTCTGATATTTGGATTCGGGATACCGCGCCTAACATATTTGACACAATCAGCGTGAAACCGAAAACGGACTTTGCTGCTGTTGTTGAAAGAGATATGCCCATTACTGATCAATACAAGGGGAAGATCTTAAACTACTCTAGGATGCAGTACAGCACTCTACACCCAAAGGTAAACTTTGAGCCTAATCATTTAGGTTATGAGTTTATGAATATGGGGGTAATGGTAATGAATAAATCTATTACAAAATATCTGAAAGGTCAGAGTCCCAAGGAGTTCCTCGATCGACCCGAGTTCAAACCGTTTATTGACGGGGTAGGTCCATGGAAATGGAGTACCGACCAAACCCTGTTAAATTGGTGG